GCCGGGACGAGAAGTTTGTAACAAGAAAGATCACGAAATGGATTGGCGAATTTGTTAGGTGGCATCAAGAAAATCCTACTGTATTTGAAAATTGTCAATTAACAGAATATGAAAATCTTGATACAGATTATATTTATACCGAAGGTAAAAGTGGGCCTAAATTTCCAAAGCTACGTCTAGGTAACTTAGAAGCATTCCGAGATTGGGGGTATGCAGGAGATTATGTGGAAGCCATGTGGATGATGCTCCAAAAGGATAGTCCTGACGATTATGTCATCTGCACGGGTAAGACCCATACGATTCGTGAGTTCCTAGACGTAGCATTTAAACACGTGGGTATCGATGACTGGTCTGATTATGTAGTACAAGACCCTGAATTTTACAGACCGGCAGAAGTAGACTACCTAAGAGGGGACAACCAAAAGGCTAAAGAAGCCCTGGGGTGGGAACCTAAACACTCCTTTAAAGACCTTGTTAAGATGATGGTAGAAAGCGACGCGGATAATGTAAAATGAAACTATATAAAGTAAAACTATGCATGGCCTTGACCCACCAGAGGTTAAAGAAGTTCAAGCTAGGAAAATATAACTATTTAAGCCCCATAATATTCGTAGAGGCGGATGACCCAGACGGAGCATGTCACGATTCAGTATACGGCCTTTATGAGCTGATGATAAAACAAGACGACTCACTGGAGACCAAACTCCTGTTTAGGGAGATAGCATACGATATACGAGTCATTAAGGTTTACATACCATGAGAAAAAGAAACTTCGACGACCCTGTATATAAAGACTGGAGAAAGTCTGTCTACAAAAGGGACAAGTTCAGATGCCAGATGCCGGGATGTAAGTCAAAGAGTAGAATACAAGCACACCACATTAGAAAATGGTCTACAGCCTCAGCCCTTAGATACGACGTAGATAATGGGATTACACTATGTAGAAACTGCCACGATAGCATAAGTAAAGCCGAAGAACACTACGAATCCCTGTTCATCGGAATAGTGAGGGAGAAAAAATGACATTCAAAAAGGCTCCACCCTTTACCGTAATAAAAGACACAAGAGAGCAAGACGGCTACACTTTTGTTAAATACAAAACAAGATACCATTCTTGCGACGGGATGGTCACCAAAAAGCTTGATACTGGCGACTACAGCTTGGTGGGACTAGAAGACAAAATATGCATAGAAAGAAAAGCCAGCACTGCTGAGCTAGCAACTAATCTGGGTCAAGATAAATACAGATTTATGGCCGAGATAGAGAGAATGAAAACTTTCCCCCATAAGTATATAGTCCTTGAGTTTTCTATGGAGGACTTGATGATCTTCCCAGAGGAGTCGGGAATACCGGAAGAGAAGTGGGGTTCTATAAAGATAACTAACAAGTACATGATGAAGATGCTAATGGAGTTCGGACTTTATGACAACATCCACGTTTTGTTTTGCGGAAGTAGAAAAAATGCTAAACTTACCACCACCAGTATTCTCAAAAGAATAAATGAGATGTACACAGTTGGGAGAAAGTCGTGAATAAAAACTATCCAATAGACGAGATACACAGTTACGGCCTGGACATAGAGAATAGAGTAATATACGTAAACTCAGAGATAGAGATAGAGGGAGAGGAAAACGGGGTCGATCATAAAATGGCCTCGAAGTTTCTTAGAAATATAGACTTCCTCAATGGAATTAACGATAGGGTCATTACGGTTAAGATGATGAACTGCGGAGGAGACTGGAATTACGGTATGGCGATATACGACTGTATAAGAAAGTCGAAGTCAAAGGTCAATACCATATCATACGCCCACGCCAGATCTATGAGTTCTATTATCCCACAAGCATCTAAGACTAGATACATTAGTAAACATGCGGACTTTATGGTTCATTACGGCGAGTACGGCGACTCTGGAGATATGAGAAAAGTAGTTAGCGGACTTAAACACTACGAAACACAAAACAAGGTTATGCTGGATATTTATGCTTACAGATGTGTCAACGGAGAGTTTTTTAGTTCTAAAAACTACTCCACGGAAGACACCGCTAGGTATATAGAAGAACAGATCAACAAGAAAACGGACTGGTGGATAACGGCAGAAGAAGCCGTCTATTATGGGTTTATGGATAAGGTGGTATAGTGTCGCAAGTATTAAAAGACATAGACGAAGCCTGGCTTGGAATTTCAGTAAAAGACGAGGAATTATTTAATCCTACGTCTATTTTTGATTCTGCTGATGAAGACTTCCACCTAAAACTAACGTGGCTTATGACGAGACCGGAATACTTCTCGTTCCTTTGTAAACAGATATTCAATATAACGATCTTACCATCGCAAGCTTTGATTCTTGAAGAATTGTGGAATAGAAAATTCCCAATGTTGATTGCTAGTCGAGGTTTTGGTAAATCCTTTATGCTTTCCCTTTACGCTATGATGAGAGCCTTGTTGATACCAGGTAGGAAGGTGGTTGTAGTAGGCGCGGCCTTCAGGCAATCCAAGGTTCTGTTTGAGTATATGGAGACTATCTGGAACAATTCCCCCATACTTAGGGATGTATGCGATTCAGACAGTGGACCCAGAAGAGATGTTGACAGATGCGTAATGAGGATTAACGAGAGCCGTATTACTTGCCTACCCCTAGGTGACGGTCAGAAAATCAGAGGCCAGCGAGCCAACGACATTATCAGCGACGAATTTGCATCTATACCAAGGGATATCTTCGAAACGGTTGTTGCTGGATTCGCTGCGGTCCAAGCAGACCCCATTGAAAATGTAAAAAAGGTCGCCTCAAAAAAGATGGCTCAAGAACACGGAGTAGACATAGAGGCCGACGAAAGCAACAGCGTAGAAAACAAAGATAACCAAATCATACTATCCGGTACGGCATACTATGACTTTAACCATTTTGCTACATACTGGAAGAAGTGGAAGGCTATAATTAACAGCAATGGAGAGAGGAGTAAGCTTAGGGAAATATTTGGAGGCGAAGAAGCACCTCCAGATTTCAATTGGCGTGAGTACTCAGTAATCCGCATACCATACGAGCTTCTCCCAGAGGGCTTCATGGACGCCTCACAGGTCGCCAGATCGAAGGCAACCGTCCATGCTGGAATATATCAGATGGAGTTTGGAGCGTGCTTTACACGCGATTCTCAGGGCTTCTTCAAGCGAGCCCTGATAGAGACCTGCGTCTGCAATGAAGATAACGCCATTAGAGACTCAAAAGACGACCTAATCATTTACCAAGCGAAGCTAATGGGAGACAAGAACAAGAGATACGTGTTTGGTGTTGACCCCGCGTCAGAAGTTGATAACTTTAGTATAGTTGTAATGGAACTAGATGAAGACCATCAAAAGATTGTATACTGTTGGACTACCACAAGAGATAAACACAAAGAAAAAGTCAAAAAGGGGTATTCCAAAGAAAGAGATTTTTATTCATACTGCGCAAGGAAAATCAGGGATCTGATGAGGTTGTTTCCCTGTATACACATTGCTATGGATGCGCAAGGCGGTGGTATTGCGGTTATGGAGTCTCTACATGATACGGATAAGATCCAAGACGGAGAACATGCGATTTGGCCGGTCATAGATGACGATAAGCCACAGGATACAGATGGTGAAAGAGGGCTACACATCCTTGAGATGTGCCAATTTGCAAAACACGAGTGGCTAGCAGAAGCCAACCACGGACTAAGAAAAGACTTCGAGGATAAAAATACCCTATTCCCAATGTTTGACTCTATTAGTTTGAGTGTCTCAAACGCCGAAGACGGACTAAAGGGACGAATGTTTGACACCCTAGAAGAATGTGTTCTTGAAATTGAGGAGCTAAAAGACGAACTAGCAATGATTCAGATGACACAAACCCCAGCAGGCAGAGACAAGTGGGACACCCCAGAGGTTATTGTAGCCGCAGGCAAGAAGAACAAGATGAGAAAGGATAGGTATTCTGCATTGATCATGGCGAACATGGCGGCTAGAACGATAAATAGAACACCAACGCAGCCAGACTACGAGTTCTATGGAGGTTTTGCTACCGTAAGACACAAAAGCAATAAAGAAAAAGAAGACACCTTCACAAACGGACCAGCCTGGTTCACTGAAGGAATAGACGGCGTTTACTAATTTGTGTGTATAACTATAATGAGTATTACATTTTGAATACATTCTAATTAAGGGTATAAAGATGAGCCAGCAATATACGGTAACGTGGGACGACAACGATAAATCTAGCAAAGAATCAGCGATGGGTGAGTACTCATCAGCCGGTGACTCCTATGCTGGTGTGTCTAAATCTACAGCGTCACACTTTAGAGATTTTAGGGATATTGAACCAAACAAAACCGTAAGACCTGGATTCACCAGAAATGACTACGACTCATTTAGGCCAGACGAACAAATACCACGTCGCCAAAAGCGCATCATTAAAATGTGCATGGATGCATATGACAAGGTCGGCATTATCAGGAATATTATTGACCTAATGGGAGACTTCGGGAGTCAAGGAATAGAGATTGTTCACGAGAACAAGAGTGTAGAAACTTTCTACAAGCAGTGGTTTAAAAAGACTGACGGTAAAGAACGATCAGAAAGATTCTTAAACAACCTATACAGAACCGGAAACGTTGTCATATATAGGAGCACTGCCAAGATTACCCCGGCGGTTACCAAGTATATTAAATCTATGGCGGCTGACATCCGCGTTGACGTTCCTAAGTTTGAAAAAGGAGCTATTCCTTGGAGGTACAACTTTTTTAACCCCACATCGATTGATTCTAAAAACGGCAAGTTGAACATAATGTTTGGCAGGAAAGACTATCAGATTACATCAACATCCTTTGTAGACAATTTCCGTGACGGCACCATCCCTGCTCAGTTTTTAGACACTCTCCCTGCGGATATTAGAAACAAAATTAACAGCGGTGAGCATAAGATCCCCCTAGACCCAGAAAGACTATCTCTGTTCTTTTACAAAAAAGACGATTGGATGGAGTGGGCGAATCCTATGATTTATGCTATCCTGGATGACATTATGATGTTGGAGAAAATGAGACTTGCAGACTTGTCAGCCCTAGACGGAGCGATCTCCAATGTACGACTCTGGACCCTTGGTAACCTCGATCATAAGATTTTGCCCACTAAAGCTGGAATCAACAAGGTGAGAGACGTTTTGTCTGGCAATGCGGGTGGTGGAACAATGGAGCTGGTTTGGGGTCCAGAGCTTAGCTATACAGAGTCGAATAGTCAAGTGTACAAATTCCTTGGCTCTGAGAAATATACGTCTGTGCTAAACAGTATTTACGCAGGGCTTGGTGTACCACCAACACTAACAGGCTTGGCTGGTAACGGAGGAGGCTTTACCAACAACTTTATATCACTCAAGACCCTTGTAGAAAGGTTGCAGTATGGCAGAGACCTACTTATAAAGTTTTGGGAAAAGGAAATAGAATACGTCAGACAGGCGATGGGCTTTAGAAAACCCGCATATATACAGTTTGACCAAATGAGCCTTTCAGACGAGGCTGCTG